CAATTCATATATTTTCTTCATCATCATCACCCCCTTCTTCTATGAAGAAACCGTTTAAATAGCTCCTTGGCCAAATCCCAAGTGCCTATTGCCTCAAATTTTAATGCCTGTGAGTCCCTTAGCGCCGTTTTAAGGCGTTTAATCTCCTCCTCATTACTATCTAATCCTTCTTTAAGCTCATTAGCCTGTTTTTCCAAATTTTCCACCTTCTTTGCCAATTCTTCCCTTTCCCGAATTGCCGTATCTCTTTCACTTCTCGCCTTAAGTATTTGTTGCCCCAAATCTTCATTGTCTGCCTTTTGCTGGTCAAGTAAATTTTCAAGACCTCTGATTTTGCCAGCGGCCTCAACCATTTCCAGTTCTTTTGTTTCCAACTGTTTAGCCAAAGATTTAATCTTGTCTTCCAAATCTGAAACTTGGTCTTGAACATTAACATCTTGTATATTTGTCTGGTTCTTCGGCCTCAGCCAGCCGAGGACACCTGTATAAGTATGGGGCTGAAAATGGCAAGCACTTCCAATCGGATCGTTCTGATCGAAACTGGTAAATGTCTTGGTATTAGCAATTTCGGTACAGATAGCAATGTGGCCATACTTCCCATACCTTGTCCCCCAAATTATAACATCACCTAATTGAGGGACTCCATCCGGCGTGTTAGGGATTTTCTCGTAAAAGTCCTGCTGGTATTTTGCCCAAATATCAGGTGGGTTGCCAAAAATATCCGGGGCTCGAATTACCTTGCGATTGTAGGCCCGCCAAAGGTCAATACACTGATCTTGGGTGGCCAATGACCCCTTGTTTGATTCAACCCAAATATCAACATACGCCCAGAAAAAATCCCGGATATTCATTTGCGATTGTTTTTATAGGAATTAAAGATATCCCACAAGGCTTTAGCCGCCAAAGCAACTAAAATCCCCACCCCAAGTTGAAGTTGAGTTTCGAGCTTGGCCAGCCTTTCAACAATCTGGCCAAGTTCATCATTGATAGTAGCAATATGGTTGGCGTTTTGCTGGATTAGTTCCCAATAGTGGTTCTCCATTCTAGCTCACCTCATAAAATCCCTGAACAATAAAGCCAGTGCTTGCTCCCAAACTCCAGTTAGTGGCATCTACATGAACTTCTGCTTTTGAGGTTGCATAATCCCAGCACCACCAGCCCGGCTGAATGTTTCCACCCGTATCCCAAGCAATACAACCTCCACCCCAACTATAATCTGTGGTAATAGCGGGAGTTGATGGCAAACTAAAGAATAGTGAGTTAGAAGCCGTCCCGCCCGTTGTCCCTATGGCACGAATTTGGAAGTAAACAATCTTTTCTATCTGGCAATATCTAGCAATATGGGTGGTAACGCTAGTGAAAGTCATACTCCCACTGGCCGAATAGCTTGGTGACCAAGTCGCCCAAGCAGTCCAAGAAGCTCCAGCCCCAACTTCTATTTCTGTTCCGTCATCTTGAAGAACATAAAATTTCGATGTCCCACTATCATCTTTCGCATAAAGTCTGACGGCGTTCGTGGGAGTAGAGGGTTTAGACATCTCGTCAAGTTCTAAACCTTGAGTGGCATGGGAGTCGTAAGCTTGGTCATTGGCGACCATATTATCAAGCTTCGCCTCGGTGAGAGTATCACCTGTTGTCCAAGTTACTGAAGTGTAAGTGGTTGTAAATCCCATTATTTCCTAACCTCCCTGACAAGATACCCTGAATAGGCCTTGCCAAATTCACGCTTTCTTAACCGGGCGTGAATTTCATTGGGAGGAAGGGTAGCCGAACTTCTAAAATCTCTAGTGTCGTTTCCGCAAAAACATTCAAAACCGAGCTTTTGGTCGATGGGTGAAAGGTTAACTGTTGCGCACCCAAACCACCGACCAGTTGGTATTCTCTCCTCTTTTATTTTAAAAACCGGCTTCTTGTTTTTATCAAGTTTTTGCTCGCCCTTTTTAGGTCCTCGTTGATAAATATCCGGCTCTTTTACTTTTCTTAAAAGAGTTATTCTCTTAGCATAATTATAGTAATGTAAATCACACCACTCTGTCAAGAGGGCATCTTTAGCGGATACAAAAGCAACAGTTTCACCGCAGTTAGCACAAACAATTTGATAGCGTTTAAAACCTGCTTTTTTTGATTTTGGGCAAACAATATGGCCAATTTTTCTTTTGTAATCATGGCGTTGCTTTTCATTCATTCCCGAAAGAAGAGTTTTGACATGATTAACTTCCCCACGGCATTCACAGTCATGCTTATCAATTGGAAAAAACGAGTAGATAGCATCAACTTTTTTGCCCTCTTTTATCATTTTTGAGAGCTGGTCTTGTGAAACTCTGGGATTGTTTTTAATAGAAATTGGCATTAAATTACTTTATCACCTTCCGTTTTATAATGTCAACCAATTCCGGGCGTTCCGCTTTAGTCTTCACTTTAGCAAAACCGCCCAGATAAGAAATTGGCACTCTAATATGTAATGGACTATCCCCTCTTCCAAGGATTATTAACTCTTGATTGTCTAAATCAACCTCAAGATCAAAATATCTACCAATGATAAGTTTATTCTTGGACATGGACTAAGCGAGCGGCATAAAAATGGGCGTTGTCACCGCCATTTCCAGCCGGACTCTGTTTAATTTGTAGTTTATAAACTTTTTCTCCACTTGGCAAATTGCCGGCGAGGTTTCCACTCCTGACTCTTTCAGGACTTGAAATACCCACTGTCGTGCTGGTAATTTCAGAGCCGGTCAAAACTGCTCCATCAGTCACATTATAAATTCTTTGGTACGCCGTTCTGCCTGCTTGTTCAACCGCCATCACTCCTTCAAAATAAACCTCTTGGTTATTAAAATTATCACCATTAAGAGCAAAGAACGCTCCAGTTCGATCAATATATGTCCCTGATCCAGTCCAAAAGTGTTCTACCGAAACATGAGAAAAAATCTCGGCATTAGTATTGACCTTATCTCCGTTGATTGTTAGATCGCCAGTGGTGGGATCAAACTTATATATCTCGCTTCCAGCCGTGTTATAGTAAATAACTTGGCCCGTCGAGGTGTCAAAGACAAAAATCAAGTTACCACTTGTGTCATAGTATTTAACTAAGCCAGTATCGGGATCAACAAAGAAAACCAAATTTTCGTTATCGTCATAAACCGATAATTTACCGATGATTTCTTGATCACCGATATAGGCCTTGTCTCCGACTATTCTTTGTTTAGTATCTTTTCTAACGATTTCTCTGGTAAAGTTTCCCATATTAAATTCCTACAAACTCATTATCATTATCAACTGTAGCCGTGCCGACAAGCGCCCAAGAGTCGGCTTCATAACTACTAATTTCCCTTAATGTCAACCATTGGATCATTTCGCCCGGTGAAAGCACTCCCTGAATTTTAGTTACCCGATAATCTGAATAGGTGGCGGTGTCGGGATCATAACAACTCACCTTGTCTTTCAATTGAATTTGGGGAATACCCCTGACTAAAACTCTGACTCTCTTTAAAGGATCTTTATATTTAGTTACAATCGCCGTGGCCAAATATCTGGCAAACTCATCGCTATCAATAAAATCGTTTTCTATTACCAATTCCCTTCGTTCATACTTGTCAATACTGTCATCATCCTGATAGATATGAATTATCTCTGAAGTTACTGTTGCCGGAGTACCCCTTAATCTTAGTTTAGTAAGATAGATTTTCATGCCAGCATTGTTTTGGATTGTTAGCTTGGCAGTTTTGGTAAACTTATCTACCGAAACCGTTATGTCGGAAGTAGTATCAGTTCCAGAACCATCAGAGGCCGTGTTGGCCACATAATCAGTAGTAGCCGCCGGATCGGTAATAGAGGTTACTGGATCTTCCCATTTTGCCCAAATTATTAGTTGCTCTCCCCTTTCAAGCTCTTCAACAATGCCGTCCTTCCAAATTTCAGTAGTATCCTGAACTGCCCTTGGCTTGGCAATTACTGTACAGCGGTTGACAATATCAACATTTTTATCTTCTTCCCATTGAAGAATATCGTCTTTATTGATCGTCCATTGGGTTGTTCCGTGAGGTGCTTGAGTATAGTGTCGTCGGTTTTCAAAACGCAAAACCCCATTTTCATCTTGGTAAAAATGAGCGTCCTCGGCTTCACAAATCTTTCTTATCCTCTCCCCAGCCGTTTCACCCTTATCAAACCAAGCAAAACCAATTGTGTTCAACCCCTCATCTAAAACATATTGGCTCGAAGTGTAACCAACGGTTGTCAAAACATCTTCAATAATTTGATCAGAGCGCTGATCGGTGTAAATTGCCTTTTCAAGTTGATAAGTGTTCATAAACTGAATGTAATCAAAGGCGTGAATAGTTACTGTCCGATTGTTCTTATCTTCTTGCGGTCGCCAAGTTAATCCCTTAAAAACCGGAATGGTTTTATCTTGGCCCTGAACTTCAAAACCAAGAAACATTTGCATTGGTCGATTTGGTTCAATAGCCATCCCGATTGTTGGGCTATAGCCGGGCGTAAAGCGCATATTGGCATTATCAAGAACAACATCAGCCTGAGCCAAAGCTAAACCGCCCAACGGCTCCTCAATAATCCTTTCATATTCCAGCCTCATGGCGTAACCAGACTCGTCATCGTAAGCAAAATAATCGGGCTTGGTTAAATCAGTTGCTTGCCCTTGAATAATGTCAGTGCCGTCAACCACCGAAGTACCAACTGTGGCAAATGTTAAACTCTCATCTTTGTTTCTTAGCCAAGAAATTTTTAAAACCCATTTAAGAACCCGTGAAACAGCGGTAGTGATGGTGTCAAAAGCAGTCCAAATAGACAAAGATGAAACACCAGAGCCAAGCACTACCCATTCACCTCCTCAAGCACAAGCACAAAGTTTTCCCGATAATCAGAGCCGGGTACTTCATACCCCCTGCTTTGAACTTCAACATGAACGGAAGTAGAAGCGATAGTTAAACTTCCATCAGAAACAGCAAAATCAACCGCTTCCTTCTTGTCATACTCGCTGAGGATACTTGACACTTGGGCTTGGGTAAGGTATTGGAAATAAAGGACATATCGCCACTTCCGACCGCTAATGTCTTTTTTAAGCGTGCCGTCAAGCGTGGTATGTTTAACCGAGGTTTCAATCGGCTCTCTTTGCATTGACGCTGGTCTTGGTAAGGTTATATCACCCAGTGTATAGGCCATGTTATGGTTGCCAGTTGATCAACTCGTCAACTGTCTTTCTTTGCGCTCTGGCTAAATTAGCCAGTTCGTCATACATCATTTTAGCAAATTCTCTCACTTCAGTTCTGGTTGAAATTAAAGTCCCAGCGTTGATATTAATCGTTATCCCGTCACCGCCAACCCCACCGCCGCCACCATGGGGAATAACCCTCTCACCACCATGAACCACTGCCAACCTTGCTTGGGCTGGTGAACCGGGAATAACACCGCCGGTTTGGAAATGTGGTAAAGAGGATCTAAATTCTTCAAACCTTCTTCTTATCCCCTCAAAGTCTGGCATCCTAATATTTAAAGAAAACGCCTGTTCGAAGTTTTGCCTTGCTCTATCAACCGCCAGTTTAAGCGTTTCCAAAACACCCAAAACTTTATCCTTAAAACCTTCCCATATTTTGTGGGCAAGCCTGAGTCCAGAACTAAATGAAAACTCAAGATTATCCATCATCGTTTTAGAAACAACTTTAAGTTCATTTCCTAATAATTTCCAGCGTTCAACCTTCCACTTGTGGTAATCTTCAAAAATCTTCTTTAAATTGTTTGTTCCTTCCTTAAAAGCAAGACCTAAATTAGACCAAAACTCCTTCTGTGTTATTTGAATTTGCTTAAGATTGTCAGCCAAAGAAGTTACAAGTCCACGAGTTAAAAACTCATCAAAAATAAACAAAACCGCAGTGGCCTCTTTTTTAAAGGCTGGTTTTAGTTCGTCCCAAAAATCACCAAAAGCCTTACCCACTTCTTTCGTAACCCACTTCGCATTTTCGAGAAGAGTCTTACCAAAATCAACCCATGCTTTTCCAGACTTAATCAATACCTCTTTTTGCTTTTCTTGGAGCTTATTAACAAGCCTTGATACTCCGTACCACATTAATAATCCGGCTACGGCTAGCTTTAACGGGCCAGGCATAATGGCAAACAAACCGGAGATAGCTTTTAAACCGGCAGTTAGGGGAATTAAAAGAAGTCCAATGGTTGATATTAACGGAAGTAAAGCAACAAAAGCCCCAGCTGTTATTTTTACTTCTTTTGGAAGCTTTTGAAACTTGCCAATTATTTTACCAAGCCAATCAGATAGCTTTGGCAAGTAATCCTCAACAAGGGGAAGAATAATGTTTCTAATAAGATCGTTAAAAATGGGTAGTAGTTGTGTGCCAATTTCCACTCTTAAATCTCCCATGCTTGCTTTTAGCTTTTGCTGAGCCCCAGCTAACCCACCAGCAGTAGTAGCAACATTCCCATAGTTTTTTTCAAGTTCCTCTATAGCCACTCTTAACAATGACGCTTTTTCAGCCGAAACTTCAGTCGCTCCAGTAGTGGCCATAACTTCATCCTTATATTTACTTTGAGCCTCAGCCATATCAAGGGTAATTCCCAGGTTGTCTAAAATTAGCTTTGAAGAACGGGACACACCTAAAATCAATGAGTCAAACATAAAGTTGACGTCTTGACCGGTAGCTCTAGCCGCCTTTTTAGAAAGCATTGCCATTTTGGCAAAGTCATCACCAAAATTGGTAAAGCTTTGCTTGCCGATCAGTGACAGGGCTTTTGTGGCCCCGCTCACTACGTCCATTGAAGAAAGCGTTCCTGCTGATGCCTTCTTAACTTTATTGACAAACTCGTCTTGGTTTCTGATCATGCCTTGCGTCATTGACCTGAAGGCATCGCTTACTGATTGAAACCGAGCCGCATCAGAAGCCAGCTTATACGCCCCAGCGCCAATAGTTGCTATCCCAGCAGTGGCAATGGCGGCATTTTTACCGATATCCTTAAAGCGAGCAGTAATGTTTTTTGACTGTTTGTTAAAAGCACTTAAACTCCCGCCCACTTTTTTGAGGGTTCCAGAAGCTCGGTCAACAGCCGAGATAATTAGTTTAACGTCTATAGCCATGTTCTGCCTTTTTTCTTTCTCTTTCTGCTATCCGTCTTTCTTTGTCAGCAAAAAAACCATGGATTGCCTCATTAACAATCACATCGTCAAGCGGTTCTTCTACCATTTCCCTTTTAGACAAGCCAAACAGCTTGCGGTAATTATATTCCCTGATTTTATGAATAGCCCATTCCTGATCTTTTGTCGGCTCCTTGGGAAGCCCGTACTCAGCTATTTCAATAATTTCCCTAAGAGCCTTTAGGCGTTTGGGCCTGTTTCACCAGCAAGTAATTGAAGAGCCTTAACAATAACATCGGGTGGAAAATCTGCAAGCTCTTCTTTGCTAACAGGTCTTTTTTTACCATCTTCACCAATTGCTTCACCAGAAACAAAATGGTCTTCTAATAGCTTCATGGCCGCCTTGCTGAGGGCTGTTTCTTTTTTATTCACCCCAGCCCTTGCCAATAACTCAGTTTCCGCAAAAGTAACAGCGGTAAAGGATAAAAAACACTCCTTCCATTCGCTTCCAAGGAAATCAAGACCTAATCGCTTGACAATTTTAAACTTGCCCATGGTTCACCCCCTTTCTTAATAGGAAGTTTTAGCATTGACCAAATCACAAGTGCTAATAATGTTTTGTGAATTTGCCAAGTCATAACTCCCCTTAAAGGATATGGTTTGAATGGCCAACTCGTCAAGCGGATAGCCCGGATCCCAAGCGTTGAAATCAACCTTTGGCATTTGGATTGTTAGTGAGGGATTGGTTGAGCCACCGCCAACCGTTTCGTCCTCGTTCACAAACTTAACTTCCATTGCCCTGTCAGTTCCGCCGGTAAAGTAATCCTTCCAAGTAGAACTTTCATAATCCAAAACCAATTCGCCTTCAACTGAAAGCTGTTGGTTTAAAATATCTTCCGGCTCTGCCGTTCCCAAAACATCTTGCCTAACCGGGTTTTGAGAAATCGTCAGCCTTGCACTTTTAAGTGATAAGGCTGAGGCCGCTCCCAAACTGGCAATATCAGCCGCCACCTTAACTTTAACGTGCTTCTTGGTAAACATATACTCGTCAGTATAGCTTGGTGTTTGGCTTGCCCACACATTTCCCTTTCTTGAAAGAAAGGAAACATTAACCGTTACTGGTTCATCAAGGGAAGCCAAAAACTCAAGTGAGTCAACCACCGCCAACTTATAAGCCTCGGTGTTGTTTTTGTCTTTCACATACAGCGTTAAACTCTCGTGCTGGTTATCCTCTGAAATGGAAAAGGCGTGAGTATAAGCATTGTCCGTTGGCCCGGATGTACTCAAAGAACCAAACATTGAATAAAGGAAATACCCAATCGTTTGGCTTCTTAGATACATGGTCATATCCCCGGCGCCATATTTAGTTACCACAAACGCTTCTTCACTGTCAGCTAGTTTGCCCAAGCCAGCCACAGAACGAACTCGATCAACTTTGTCATCAAAGCTAAAATCGGTTTTGGGTACCCACATTGCTGGGACAACAGCCACCCCTCGTGAGCTTTCAAGCCCAACTCCGACTTCAACTAACCTACCAATAAATTTACTCATGTTTTCACCCCCTCTCTATGTAATATCACGGATAACTTTAACCCTAATTTTAATTTCTGCCATCACCATGTTCTCCCCCTCAACCTCCCCAAACAATGATGGAGCGGCAAAAGTATTAAGCCATGTATATCCTGATGGCATACTTGTGCCAATCACCCTGCCACCCGAGGCAGTTTTAAGTGAGTCTTGATCAATATCGTCAAGAATTTCGTCAACGGTTTGCTCAAGTCTTTCAAGAGCTGTTGACACGCCAACCCCCTTGGTTGTGTAAAAAATCCTAGCAATGAAGGCATAAACCCTTGCGTTCTCTGTTGTCGTACTATAATCAGCCTCATTATCCGACTGGACAACATAAGCGGCCGGATACCCGCTAAACTTAATCTTGGGTGTTCCAGATACTTCCTGAAACAGCCCAGAATTTTCAAGCAATGTTTTTACTTGCGGCCTGACTGTTTGCCAACTCATACCTTTAACCTTTCTTTAATATATTTTTCAATTTCGCCTTCAACTTTGACTGTTTTGCTGGCAGACTCCCAACCCCACTTTAGAAACGGTCTGCCGGTCATTCGCCTCGTTCCCTCATGTACCCAGCCCGCATAGTGCGTATGGGGCGCTACCGTTGCCTCAAAGGGCTTAATGATCGTTCCTATTGATGATCTTAGTCTGCCAGTATCAACTGGTGTAACTTTCTTTGCCGCCCTTTCAGTCGCAAAACCAAGTTTCTCAATAATCCTCGAAATTTCAGTCCCAAGCTTTATCTCTCTAAAAGCCCTCGCAATTTTTTCAACATTGGATTTAATACTTAAACTAAACATTGTGTTCCACCGCTAAAACTTCTAAATGCTGGTTAATGCCTATTTCTTTTTTAGTTACCTCCCGGACATAAAACCGATTATCATTTTCATCAGCCAGTTCATCGCCTTCTTTAATATCCTCCTCAATGTCGAACCAAAAACGCCATGCCCTCTGCTCAACAACTCCCAGTTGCGCCCTCGCTTCCGGGCTTAAATCCTCATACCACCCGTTAACCGTTGCCGTGGCCTGTATCCCAATTTTGTTACCGCCAAGACTGCGATCTCTTCTAACGATAATGTTCTTGGTAAAGAAACGGTGTATTGCCATAACATTAGTACAAGTCTGGGCCTAAACCCGGTGATAACATACCTTCAATCTTGCGATAACGGTTTAAAACAGAACCAATGGTCGGATCGTCCTCAAAGGCAATTCTGGCAAAAGTAACATCATAATCACCAAGTCTTTCTCTGGTTACCCTAGCGTCCCCTCGCCTTTCGTCATAAATTGATTTAAGCAACTTCCAAACCGCCACCTCTAAATCCCCAGCCCCAACATCAGTTAAGTTGTCTGTTTCTTTTGAACTGTCAAAATTGTAACCGGCGGTATAGGTAACCCGATATTTTTTCTTCCCCTTAAGCCAGTTACCAGCGGCAATGGTGATAATCCCGTTATCGTAGTCAACAAAATAATCTTCGCTGTCAATGCTCTCCCATTCGTCCTCGTTTTCAACCGAAGTTCTTATCTCAAGAGTGAAAGAAGCGGTTGAACTAACCGGGTATTCGGGACAAAACAAATACTTTGAACCGTCAGAGTCAATCTCTTTTTGAGAATGGGCTGTTTGCTTAAACCGGCGACCGCAGTAATTCTCAACCCAATCGGACACCGCATTAACCAAATCTTCCAAAAGAGTATCATCACTAGCGGTGCTGATATCAGCGTATGTTTTGAACCTTGCGACGGTTGTTAGTGCGTAGCTTGCTAAACTCATTATTTAATCCGGTAGCCACGCTTCTTACTCCTGGGTTGCATCACTCGGGTTTTATACCGTCGCTTAGGAGCAACCCCGGTGTAGAGCTTGGCAACCCCGGCCTCAATCAAATCATGGGCTTGGTTATTGCTAACCAATTTAACCTCGCCCGTTTTGATAATTTTTACTTTTCTCATCTCGGCGGGAACCATGACTGCCCTAATACATGATCCCCGCCGAGGGGAGAACCCTCGGACCAAAGCCTATCGTTTCAGCTTTAGTAGGTCAGCTTAGCAAACGGTGCGGTCATCACGACCCGACCATCTACTCGTTCAACTGCCTTGAACTCGGTAGCATCTCGGCGCCAAGCGTCACCACCTTCATCGGTCTTGGAAACAGTAATCTGTTGCCTATCGCCGATTAAGTAGTATTTCCAGTCACCGAAATAAATTTCCCTACCAAGATCGTTCTGCTCGTGGATGCCGTAGCCATACACAATGGCGTCAGGCGCTCCCGGACCACGCTGGACTTCACCCCTGAACATCCCCTGATCCCTCCAGATGTAGTTGTTGTTGCCGTCCTTAACCTTGCGTAGCAACTCCATCGCAGTTTGGTTTCCGACAAAAGCACAGTTCCTTGATCGACGCACTGATTGGGGAACACTGTAAATCAACTTAATGATGTCATCGAAGTTCAAACTTGCTCCAGCGGAGAAGCTAGTTAAGGTTTCCTGAGTAATACCCTTTGGCCGCCCAGTACCACTGCCGGTAAAGAACGCCTTGTCTTCTTCAGTCGCAATTGCTTCGGCAAACAATTCAACGACAAACTGAGCAAGGTTGATATTAGCATCAGCCAAAAGTTCGTGGGTAACAGGAAGCAAACAAACTAACTTGTTACAAGTAAGAGTCTTTTGATCAAACTCTGCTGAGGTAGTAGTCTTTTTAGCATACTCGGATACCCAGTACGCATACGGCCGTGCCGACAAACTATTTACCTTCAAGGTTTGAGAAGTCATTGGGATGGTTCGAGCAATTCGTCGCATGACGGCGTAATCCGGAAGGACTCGCCAAACTTCAGCCGCCAATGGAGCTGGTACTAAGTACCCACCATCTGCTGAAGTCCCCTCGTTAAGCGCCTTAAAAACTTTAGCCGCTTCAGGATCACGGTCTTCCATCACCCATGACTTAAGGAACGACACGATTATGTTATCGCCAGCCTCTTTTCGTTCCTCTTTTGTTCCAGTCCGATATGCTTTCTGCCATTTACCGACCAATTCAAGCTTTGGAAGCTCAACTCCCGGCAAACCTCGTTCGGTAGAAAACAAATCTTTTTTCAACTTATCCTCTTTGTCTGTGGGAAGCCTGCTGGCGATAGTTTCTTCAATGGTATCAACCACTCTGTCGCCAAGGTTTTTAATAGCTTCAGACAAGTCTGCCGCCACCTTGACATCCTCACCACTATCATCTCCATCGCCGTCCTCTTTGAGGGCTTTGATTTCTTCAGCTAAGCCATCCACTTTTTCTAAGAGTTCTTTTACTTCATCTTTCTTTTTCATGTTGTTTTTCACCCCCTTTCTAATCGTTATCTCCTATATTTAATGCTCTAGCGTGTTTCTTTAAGTGCGGCAATGCCTTGGGCCCAAATGGACTCTGGGGCGCACGGGCCAAAGCGTTTCTCAAATGAGGTTTGTCCACCGTGTTGTTTTCAGAACCAGACCGAACATTCGTTCCGTGGTGGGGAAAATGCCTTAACGACCGTGGCTTAGTCTTGCCACTTTCGTCTTTTTCTCCACCCGGCTCAATATAGGCAAAAGCGGCATCGGGTAAATTATTGATAAACTCCCTTGTCCATTTAGCCTTGTTTTCCCTCACTCTTTTTAAAGCCTCATCAACTGCCTTGGCAGTTGCCTTGAGCGCTAAAGATAAAATTTCATTCCGGCTCATTTTGTTATATTTGCCGCTAACTACTTTTTGGGTGGCTCGTCTGGTGCTTTTAACTACCTTAAACAACTTCTCTATCTTTTCATCAAGGGCTTTAATATCCTCTCTGGTGGCGTACACAATCTCCTCTTCTTTGCTTGGCTCGTGAAGTTTGCCGCCATCAATCTCTTTATCACCGTCTTTAAGTATTGCTTTAATGGCTTTCTTATCACCTGTGAGCGCCTTGGCAACATTTTTATCAATCTTCATCCTTTCAATAATTTGAGCTGACGGAAGAGCCGCCACTGGTACTAATGAAATTTCTAAAAGCTCTTGGCTGAGATATTTATTACCCTCTTTCTCAATTGGCTGAAAACCAACACTAAACGAATTAAGCAATCCATCTTCGACAAATTTTTTAATTGTCCGGCCAAATTCGGTGATAGTTTCAAATACTGGTTCGAAGGTTAATTTCTTCCTTTGACCGACTTTCTGAATTTTAATATTCTTGGCTTTACCAATAGGGAGAGATCTTTCAGGCCGAAGATTGTGATACCAAAGAAGTATCGGGTTTTTCTTAAAGTTTTTTAAATCCCACCCATCGATTGAAAGCACCTCGCCTTCTCTATCCTCAACTTCCTCTGAGGCCACAGCAACAATCTTCTTTTCTCGTTTCTTGATTTCAGCTTTAACATGAAGTTTATCACTCATATTTATTCCTTTCGAATGTTCCTTAACCCATTTTTTCGCTTCGCTTAAATTCCATTTCTTCCTATCAAAGAGATAGGTTTTAATTTTTTTGTGTTCAATACAATAAAGGGCCTTGATCCCCTTAGAGGCTGAAACAGTTATTGTCCGAATTTTTTTACATCCAGTTTCTTTGTGTTTTGGATTTGGAATACGGATATAGTTTTCGGTAACTTCTGGCATTTATTGCCTCCGATGAGAGAAGGATGGAAATTCGGCTACCCTTCCTCCCCTCATCGCAAGCAACAAAAAAACCCATCATCCGCCAGTTAGACTTCATCTAACCAACGAACAATGGGCTTCTATTTGAGCCTCTTTATGGCGCTCAAGGCGCTCTTATTTAGTTGTTACATTATTAACATTAGCAATTCTAGCACCCCTTGTCAAGTCCTGACGCTCATAATCAAAAACGGCAATATATTTACACTTCGGGCATTTAAACTCACCGTAGCGAATGACTACATTCTTCCCGAACTTGTAGCCACAAATTGGACAGGTTAAATCTCTCATTTTACCGATTATCTATTATCTTCGCGATTTTGTTTATCAACGGCGTGATCGTCTGTTGCCACTCCTGCCCACTCCACCGGCTGTTAAACAAAACTTGGCTTATCAATTTAAGCTCTGCTTTGGTTAATTCTACCTTCTTAATTTTGGTTTTCCTTGATAGTTTTGATAAATCTGTTTTAATTGCTGTTGTCATGTTTCACCTCCCTTATTACAATGCCTCGCCTAATTTATCGCTGGTGTAGTTAAAACAAACTCCATGTAGTTCTACTGTGTCAGAAATTGTATCCTCTGCGTCAGCCGAAAGCCTTGTCAGTTTAAACATAATGGTAGCATCGGTAGCACTAGGGGCGTTTATTCCTGTAATAGTGGTAACTACCAACCCGTTGGCGGTGGTAGAAGCGGCGTCCACTGCGGTTAAGGTTTCTTCCCCGTCCTGCGTCAAATCCTCATCTTCGCTAAACCAGCGGTATTTTAATTGCCATTTACAGTTGCCAGGAGAGGCAGAACTCCAGCCAACCCTCAAAACTACCCCCTCGTTCCTGTCCATATCATAAGGGATAGCAATCCGCCAACTAACACTTTCTTGATTGGCTTCCACGCCCTCGTCGCTAAATTCCCAAGCAGATACTTCCAATGTGCCGAAAGATACTTCAGTAGCGGGCTTAGCTCCGGGGGCTTTAATCCCTGCCGCATCAATCCATAAATCTCTGGTTACTCTGGCTGTGCCCGTAAGGGTTAATTCGCCGTCAGAAGCAAAAGAAGCGTAATTGCTTCCATTGTCCCCAAACATTGTGTCGCCGACAACCTGAAGTTTTGCGTCTGGACTCGTTGTGCCAATACCAGCCCGCCCATTTCCTCTAAGAAACAAAACTGGAGTAGTTGAGCTAATATCATTAACAAAGCTCAAATTCGCCCAAGTGCCATCCCAAATTGAAGAAATAGAACTAACAATTGAAGGACTGGCGGCCGTATTGTAAACAAAATTGATAGAATGGGCCTCGTTTGTTGCCCACCCCCCAAACCCCCCTATATACAAATCACGATAGTTTTGGGCAACATTTGTCCCACTATTGATAACCACCTTCCCATCTACTTGAAATTTTTGTCCCGGGCTTGTCGTGCCAATGCCAATGTTGCCGCCTTTGAAATAAATTCCAGTTGTTGAGCTTGGGCCGATAAATGACTCTGCGGGCATTGTAAGGTTACCAGTCATTGTATCGCCCGTTGCGTTAACATAGCGGGTGTCTAAAAACCCCACTCCTGGTGATGTGTATCTTAGTTTTGTCATGTTAGAGCCGCCTTGTAAACTTTCTGTGAGGCAGTATCAGAAACAACATAAAGAGCCGCCGAAGCGTCATTAAGTTCTATCTCAACCGCACTATCAGCGGTCAACTCTCCATAAGCATTGTTCCCGGAATTGTCAACCGAAGCCGGACCAAACCAAATCTTGCCGGTATTGCCAGAGTCATCTCCATAAGCATTGTTCCCGGAATTGTCAACCGAAGCCGGACCAAACCAAATCTTGCCGGTATTGCCAGAGTCAGCCTTGATTGAGATAACCCTAGTCGTGCCGGTAAAAGTTAGCTCAACCGCTGTCGTCCCTACGGTAACCGGAGAACCCTCTATTCCCGTAGGAGTAGTGAGTTTGGTGATAATGTCGTCTTGCTTATCTTCAGTGGCTGGATTAATAATACTGGCGGCGGCATTTAAAAGCTTAACTTCACCGGAACTGCCACCGGCAATTACCTCGGCAATCGCATTGTAAAACCAACGGCCGTTGCTTAACCTGACGGAAATCGGATCTTTGGGGTCTTGATTGGTAACATAAACATTAAAAGTCTTTTTAACAAGCCCTTCAATAACCGTGGCCAACGGTTTCAAATCAAGCCTCTTGTACCACTTTGGTTTCTTAACCCTGACTTCTTTGGGGTACTTGGGGAAGTTCTTGATCTTAATCTCTTTTGGATATTTGGGTGGGTTGGCAATTATTGTTTTTAACTGGCGGGGGAATTTAACCTCAAAGTCCGGAATTTCAACTTTCAACCCATCAATCAGCTTAATCAGTTTTGACAGTTTTGTCCCACTAGACTCACTAGCCTCTTTAATGATTTTAGCGAGCCGATCTTGTTTATCAGCCGTTGCTTTAGCCTCGCCAATTAGCTTTTTAAGGCCGTAAACAATATCTAAAAACCGCTCATCATCACCAAGGAATTTATCAAGCTCTTTTTTAACATCTGCGGCATTTTTACTCATTGTAAAGAAGCTCCCTAGCCTTTGCCCTCGCTTTTTTCAAATCTTTAAGGGCTTCTTTCTGCTCCTTTTCCAATTCCTTTTTAGCTTCTTTAAGAGCTTTCTTCTTGTTTTTTATCCGCTCCTTTTTTAAACTTTCTTTAATATCTTTTAGCTCTGCTTCTTTATCTTCAAATTTTTTAGATAACTCATCAATGGTGTCTTTAATCTTTTCCTTCGCAATACTCTGAGCCGAACGCTTACCTATTACCGGGATTAAGGTACACCGGCAACCGGGATGTAGCGGCGGGTGAGCGACATTCTCATACCCAAACTCAAGCTGTTGGCCGTCAACCACCATTTTATCTCCCTGTTTAAAGTAATTACTGCTCACATCAACCACCTTGCCATTCATCTCATTACAAAATGGGCAAACCCGCTCATCATAAGCCGTTAGCCATTCTTTAGCAGTCACAATTTCTGACTGCCGATAAGCCTCATTAACCGCAAAGTTGGTAGCCCTGATTACTTCTGTTCTGGCCACCTGTTCACCTTTGTTTTTGACAACCGAGGCGTAAATTTGCTCCACCCGTTTTTTCATCTCCGGAATACCCTCATTCTTTTCCACTCCCTCAGCCAACGAGTTCCTTAGCCTCTCCCGGGTAGTTTCATTGACCGAACCGATAAACTTAACTCCCTTTTCCCGAAGGAACGAAGCGGCTCGAGCCGTGGTCAAATCAAGATCTCTCGGCATTCCAAGCAAATCAAATGTTTCTTGTCCTTTTTCAACCACAATGTCTTTAATCAGCATTGCCATCACTCCAAACCAACGCCGGTTTTCTTCGCTTAAAACATAAAGCATTTGGGGAATATCCCTTTTAGCAAACTTCTTTAATGATTTAGGCCGGGCGGCATTTTCAATCCGGCGGTAAATTTCGTTCCTTTGCTCCTCCCATAAGCCAGTCATCACCTGCCTCATCTTTTGCTCTTGAGCGTCAGTCTTAGCCACCATGGCCTTCCAATAGGCTTCCCTCGTGGAATTATCAGCAAGATATTTCTTAATCTTTGAGGTTGACTTTGTTTTAGCGGCCTGTTCCTCTGACAGCTTCATCACATTAACCACCAGCTTAACCAAGTCGTGATAGATCTTCTTTTTAGTTTTCTCTTTTCTTAATTCCCGAAGGCGTCTTGGCGGTATCGGCATAACCATTTTTTCTTTAATCTTGTCTTGAGCAGATTTCCTTTTCGCTTTCAAAGTAATTACCCCTGATTGTTTATCCTTCTTCTTACCAAACAACCCCCTTATACCCTCCATTACTGAGCCAACTGGCTGAAGATTAAACGGCAAATAAACTTGATTGCCGCCCTCAACCGGGGGATAATTTTCTTTCTCCCTAACCTCGTTGATCGTCAACCAACCATACTTTAATCCGTTCTCATAAACCTTTAGGTTAAGTTCAACATCTTTGGGAACTGGATCGTCAAAATTAAAAAACAAATCTTCCTTGGGCCAATTCCGCAAATAAAACTCATTAAGGTAATAACAAAGAGAGATAAGCCTTGGTTTAATGACTTTGGCTTTAAAACGAGCGTCAGAAGCTTCTTGGTTGGCCCGGTTAACATCCTCAACAATACCGAGGTTGGCTTTAGAAACATGAAAGGCGGCTAAAATCTCGTCCCGGATGTATTTTTTACTTTCAATGAAATCAAGCTCCCGGTGCTTGCCACCAATCTCATGAGGGGTTAGCCCCTTGCCAAGAAAGGCCACCTTGTGGGCGTTTTTCCGACCTTCAAATTTTGAACGCCACATATGCATTAAACGCTCAATTTCGTTTTTGCCAATTCTCTTATCGGTAGTGAAAAAGATTGAAGGAAGGGCGGCATTGAAAAAGAATGTTCGGTTATATTCGTTTGAAAAGTCATCAATATCAATTGCCATTGAAGAAGCCTGAACCGCCCCCTTACCTCGGTAAGCCCTTACCGGATTAAAATACTTAAACATAATTAAATCTTCGGGTGGGATAACTACCTTCTTAAATCCGCCACCGGGGTGGTAAACATAGTGGTCAATGTATTTCGTCTTGGACGGCTTGACATCAAGCCAATCCGGCCTTAAGGGCCAAAGCTCTGAAGGTTGACCATTAACTCTTAAAATTGCCCACGGAGCTTCACCAGCTAAATCTAAATATGTTTGGGTAATCTCAATCAACTGGCCCATGGTCATGAAGTCGTTGCAGTGATAAAGAACAGACAGAGCCTCATGCTCGGTAACTTCTTCAACTTCAATATCATAGGCTCTTTTGCGGCGATTATAAACTCTTTTCTTTTTGTAAAGACGAAGATTAACTTGTGAAGTTTCTCTGGCAATAAGAGTTATTGCCGAATAAACCCATCCCTTGTCTGCGGTTAGATATTCGGTGGACTTTTTCTCCGGTGGTTGCGCAAACTCAAAGACCGGCCCCACCATATCGTAAGATTTATTATCTGCCATGGCTTGAGGTCTCTACTAAATAATGTACATTTCCACACCCCCCTCTGTCAAGTCACAAAACGCCAGCATTAAGGCGTCGGCCTTGTCTGGGGATTGGCCAATCCGTTTTTTCATATCCTCTTTGCTTTCTATTTTTATTTGCTTACTGCTAGTGTAGTTATAACGGATTTCTTTTAACTGCTTAATTAGCTCCGGATCATTAGGAATTGAAATACTACTATGACCACCTTTTGGTTTAAACCACTCCCTTAACTGCCAAAACATCTGGGCCTTTAGATTGTAAAACTTCTTTTTAGCCTCTTCCTCATCAAGCTTATCAACTGGCACCGGTTTAGCCCCAACATTGACATCACTCACATCATAGCCCTCCTCTGATAGCCGATCAAACACGCCCGCCCCCAACCCGATAGTGTCAATCGCTGTCATTTCCGGCTCGTCCTTGTCAATAAAAACTCTTGCCCAGCCAACCACTTCCATTGTGTCCCGCTTTCCAACTGACTCCAATCTCCTTACTTGACCACCTTCCCGAAAACAATAAACCGTTTTATCATCACCAAACCGGGCCACATCTATTCCCGCCTTTCTATCACCAAGAGGAATACCGGTTTGGTTAACGGCCAGATCAACCCAATCAGAGGGAATTAAGGCATTAACTGCGCCTTCAGCCGGAAATTGGCACTCATAAAAAACCCCAAAATCATAAGCGGACATTTCCTCTTTAGCTTCTTGGACAAACTCCGGATCTAACCTGCCTTCAGCAATCGCCTGTTTATAGTCAACCGTCAGCGTTTGGTATCTTGAGCTTTTAAATGCTCTTTGAAAGTGAGCGCTAGGAAATGGATTGCCTAACTGGATTAGCTTACGCCTTCTTGTTCTAGTCTTGCTCCCAACCATTCTTAATACCTTTGAGAACATGGGATCAGGAATTAAAGCACTCTCGTCAACACAGACAATCGTTGCCCCATAGCCCATTAGACTCTTAGCTTCTTCTGAAACTGTCCTAGCGTTGGCGGTTAGGATAAAAAACTCGCTGTCAATGTCTCTTAAGGTAATTCGCCTCTTGCTCCTCTCCTGTTTTAACCTTTCCAAACTACCGTACCACTCAATCATTTGCCTAATGTACTCATCATCAAACAAATGGGTAATGATGTAGCCCATGATAATCCCTGATTGCTTTTGGGATGGGGATACAATCAGCACTTTTTCTTTTCTTTGAATGGCGGCGCTGATTAAAGCCATTGAGGCCACGTCTGATTTACCATATTGAGTTGAGGCCTTAATTGCCACCCGGTCATACTCCGGCTCGTAAATCAATTTGAAGATGTCAGCTTGGCCGTCGGTTAACCGGTATTCTCGGCCTTCTTCGTCGAGGAAGAAACCGGCGGCAAGGTCTTGGTAGAAGCCTCTTGGTTTATCCATCGTTTTTCTATCCTCTTAATAACCCCCTGTAAATGCTCAGCTGGTTTGACTGTAAACTCATGCTCAGTTCTTTCCTTCCATTCATCGGGGAAGCGTCTTGCTAAAATCTCCAAAGTAGTCCTAGCGTCCTGCTTGTTGACTACAGAAGTGTGAAGCAATTTAATCAGATTTGACTTATAGGTACGAAGAGCAAGCTTAACTGAGTTACGAAAGTCACGCTTCGTTTTTTTCCACTCATGAAGTGTTTTAGGACTAATCCCAGCAAGAATAGCCGAGTCTTTTAGAGTATTGCCCTCCTCTATGTACTGGCAAATTTCCTTAGTGATTTGCTTTGAATACTTCATTTTATACTCCCCCACTCTCCCCCCACCACTCCCCTACTCTACCTAATTTCCGCAAAACTTGCGTTTATTTGCTATAATATAGTTGGTTACCAGCCCCGCCGGAGCAGTTTACCTCTCTTTAAGACGGGGCTTTTCTTTTTCTCCCGTTTCGATATAAAGTAAAACGATCTACTCCTGATCTTTAATACAATATAACAAAGATTATTTTTTCTTTCTACTTTTAAGATCATCAATCAATTCCTGATATTGCTTGACGCTTAATCGTACATCCCACTTTTCCTCAACTTCTTTGCGACCGGCTCTTCCTTCCTTTTCTCTGGCCACCGGGTTCATCAAGCGGTGTAAATCCTCCGGTAATCTGGCAATCGGCATTCCCAAAGCCATTGCCGTTAGGTCTTTGTTGTTTGATTTAAACCTTCCTTTAAAATCCTGATCTGTTGGAGAGGGAAGCAAGCAAATGTCGTGCTTGATTATCTCATCATGAACTGTCCGGTAATTGTAACCAACATTCTTAATCCTCAAACTGGCATAGTCACCAACAGTTGTCATTGACTTATTAGCAATCACCGTTAATTGTAAGTTAAGTTTCATTAAGTGCTTAAGGGTTTTTTCAACGTAGTGGAAGTTATGGGAGTAACCAAACCAAACACAGTTTTTAGCTTCGCCCTTGCTATATCGCTTGTCCTTGTATTGCTCGTGCTCAGCCAAGTCAACTCGATCTGGAACATGAACAACGGGAATAGACAAAAACTTACTCACATAATCGGCAAGGGCTTTTGTTGAAGCAGTCACCGCGTCGCAAGCTGACATAATCTTGAAAAACGGCTTGGGAGTATCCAGCCATTCCGGATCAGCAATATCAAAAATCTTAATTCCCTTAAACTGCTCTACCAGCATTTCAAACCACGCCTTTTGAAAAATCAGCACATCATACTTCCCGCCAATCTGCCATTCCTCAGCCTCTGGCCAATAATTTATCAACCACCTTGCTCTAATCCGGGAAGTCCCGACCGAGTTTAACCGGCGGTTGCTGACTTTTTCCATGGTGACAAAGCCAATCTTCATTTCCATATCCCCACCTCTTTTAAATAATCCTCCCATTGTTTAGCAAAAACTTTAAAGTTAAACAGTTTTTTGGCAGTTTTTTTACCCGCTTGTCCAACTTTAATAGCCAGATCGGGTTTTTCCAAAACCAGCATCCTGATAAGTTCAGCTGTTCGATCAGGATTGTCCATCACTCTGGGGTCTTTGATTTTAAACCGGCTGGTAAGAAAACCATTTTTACCGTCCTCAATAAAAGTATCAGCGTCTTGGTACGGCGTGGTAACTACACAACACCCAGACAGCATTGCTTCAGTTCTTGACCTTGGTCTGGGCGACTGCCAACCACCAAAGAAAAAAACTAAGCTCCCGCCCAAAAACTCCCGGTAATCATCAAACGAGTCGCACTTTTTATCATACAAAACCCAGTAAAACGGTACACCCATTTCTTTGAGCCTTCTGGCCACATTCTCAACAAAAATCCGCCGATAGGCCCGATCCATACCCCCCCGGCTCATTACTGTTATACACCTTGGTTCTTTGGGTAAATCCCACCAATCGTTTGGATCAAGACCATGGGTAATCGTTTTACCCCACCCCCATTGTTTAGCCGCCTCATAAGAATTAACAACCATATAGTTGCCTTTGGTTAATCTTTTCACAATGTCAATAATTTGATCCGTTTCTAAGTGATCGTGAAATGGAGTCATGTGATTAATCACAATCTTGGGAATATCCCCAATGGTTTGATTGGCTTCGTAATAAAGCCTGCCCTTGCCCAACCTAGCCCAATCATGCTTTTGAGAAAGTTCTGGATCCCAAATCGCCTGTTGGTCAATGTGGAGAATGGCAAAATCATAATAACCCGGCTCATAGTGGGTAACCATTTTGGCTTTTTTTGGAAATGGTCTTGCGTCGTAGCTCCAATAGCGATAAGGATTAATTAAAAAGTGGTATTCGCCAATAAAAGGCAATTTGGCCAAATTAAATTGGTGTGGAGTATGCCACGGATAAGTAATAACCTTAAACTTCTTAGTCATAGTACATCTTCCATATATTGTATTTACTCCTAATTATTTCCTTGCGCTTTTTCCATTTGTTTTTTGAACCAGCAATCCGATAGGCTCTTGCTTCATTGATCATCTCAAAAACAAAACCATTCTTTTCAAACCTCGTCCTAACCTCTTGGGTCATACCGCCATAAGCATCAATCCTCTCGTTAAACATACCATACAACATAAATTCCTCCCTTTTAACACAACTAAAATTTTCAACAAAACCTTTTTCAAAATCATCTTTAATCCCAAACAGCCAAGTTTTTTCTTTATCTTCCATGGCGGCCACAAAAACAGAAACCGCATTGGGTTCCATTCCCATTCGCTCATCATCAAAAACCAAGTATTTACCCTGTGCCTCAACCGCCGCCAAATTCCTCGCTTTAGCCAGAGTATATTCACCCTTGTTTTCAAATCTAATGTATTTTATCGGCACATCAATCCTCTTTCTAAATGCGTCAACAACTGGCTTACTACTCAAGTTGCCAGAGTCAACAACAACGATCTCATAATTTGGGTAATCCTGAGTGGCTGACTTGGCAAGGTTTTTTATTAAAACGTCAGGCTTGTCAAATGTCGGGGTAATTATTGATACCAACGGTTTTTTACTTCTAATATCATAATAGAGCGAGGAAAATTGCCTTGCGTATTTCCAGGCTGGCCTATTCTTAACTGTCTGCCAAGCCCGATCCCGTAGCTTTTCTCTCAACGGCCTATTTTCCATTAGCTCCTGAAGTTTAGCCTTAAGCTCTTCTTCATTTTCCGGCTCTTCTTCCCTAACCATCATATTGTCACCATTGAACAATTCCGGAACGTGGCCCACGACTCTGGTTAACACCGGTACGCCGCAGGCCATCGCTTCCAGAATTGGCAATGTACCGCTTTCGAAATTATCAACCGAATTACAAACGTGGATCGCTGATTGGTAATAAGTTTCTTTAAGCTCGTCAACGCCAATGTTTTCTTTAAAGATAGTGTCTGGGTTGGCCTCCATAATTTGCCGAAAATAATCCATCTTTGAAATCCGGCCAACCAAAACAAACCCATAACCCAGCTCTTTACAAACTTTCGCCACCGGCACAACTCCCTTTTTACTCTCAATCCTTGCCACCACCATATTGACCACCTTTTCTTCAGTATATTTTGGGTTATACTCCCAATACTCAAGATCAATACAATAAGGGATTAGCTTGGCGTAAGGGATTTTGGCTTGGATTGTTTCATTGCCAACCACTACCTTTTTATAGTCCTTAAGCCAGTTCTTCTTATCAACATCATAGGGATTATAGTGACAGAGGATTTTTCTTTTGCTTTTAAACTTATCGGGGTAAAGCTCTTTAAACTTCTCACCAGACTTCCAATAAGCAACATGAACCAAATCCGCCTCGTCCCAAAGCTTTGGAGCTTTTTCAAGCTGGTCAATATCAGGGCGTTTGGGGTGAAAAGATTGAATACTAATATCAAGGTGGGGGTTATGCCGCTTAATATGCTGGCTGAGAATATCAATGGCAGAACCGTTTTTATCGGTTAGAATTAAGATCTTCATTTGGGTAGCCTAGTGCCGGCAATGGTAGATCGGTTTCATGCCGTGATCCCTTGCCTTACCCACTAATTTAACTTCTTTAAACATTTTTGTCAATGTTTTCTTTGCGTTCCTCTCTTTTGAGTTATCTTCAAAAATACAAATCTTTTTCGTCACCCCGGCCAGCCAACTAGGAATGCCAATGTGATAATTCATTGATAAAAAGAAAACAATGTCAAATTTCATTGTCGACTGGTAATTACAAATGTCTTTGTTGTAAAAATCAATATCCCAATACATTAACTCATTAGAAACCAAGAAGGCGGCAAAAACTGGATCTTCAAAATCCACCCCCCGCACATAACCCGCCCCTCTATCTTTTACATACCGGCAGAAGTAGCCGCCAGCACACCCCAAATCCAAAACGGATTTTCCCTTAAAGTCAATTTCATCGAGTTTCATATATTTAACTCTATCTTTGTTTTTCCTCGGTGAGTTAACTAATCCCCATTCCGGCACATTATGATAATAAATTTTGCCATAGCGAGCCTTTTCAATATAGGCCTTCTTGACCTTCCCAAGATGGTCTTTAGTAAAATGAAAAGTGTTAAAGTCAACTAATTTTCCACCAATAACATCCTTAGCCGAAACATCGTCTTTTTCACTTTCAAATCCATAAACCAACCCCAAATCTTTAACCTTTTTATAGGTAGCGTAAAACACCTCGTGTTTATTCTCGGCAAATTCACCTTCAACCAACTCTACCTCTTGCGCCCAATACTTCTGGTTGCCAATCCTCACCTTAACAATCCCATAAACCCGCGGTGCTAAACCATGCATCCAAGCGATATTTTGAATTTTAGTGGCGTCAATTAAAGGAACACTCATATCAGGGTTATCACCTGCAGGCGGATCACCCCACCGGAAGCCGGACAGGTTTTCCCAGTTATTAAGCGGATAGGCATTAAAAATCTTTAAAGCCAATCTTTTATCCGGTAATGGATAAAGAAAACAATGCTTCCCCTTTTTCTTAAAAAGATTATATATTTTCATAAAAGCCCCCAAGCGCTTAATCCAAACTGATCTTTTGCTAAATTCCTAACTGCTTCCCGGATGTGCTTCGGGTGGTCTTTAAGTTCATAGGTGTAGGGCGCTCGGTCGTGGCGGCCCTTCATCATCTTTAAAAATACATCAAAGGCTTTTCTTTCGGTCCGACCAAATGTCCACTTTTTAAAGTATCGATGGTAAGCACGGCTAAATCTAAAAAACTCTTTCTTGGTAAATTCTTTTGTCTTGAAGAAGTAATCATAATTCCAATAGGAAATGCCAGTCTTAAAAGATTTCAAAGGTGTTTCACCGACTGGTAATAAATAATTATCTATCATAGCCTCCCCGTAAATCTCATCTCTGAAAACTCTTATATCGATAGGGAAGCATAAATCAGTTTCCTTTTCTATATTTTGCCCAAATTTAATATAATCCCTTCTCCTAAATGCAATCGGCTGGCCTCCCTTCTGATAATATTTCTTACCGTAGGTCATACTCATTTTCTGGAAGGTGGCCACGTCGCAGTCCCTAGGGCACGTTCTCAGTTTCGCTCTTAAAGTCCTAAAATCTTTCTCATGGATAAACTGATCGATGTCTAGCTTAATAACCCAATCGCCGGTGCATTGTTCTAATCCGGCGTTTAAGTGCTTTGGAAGTTCGATCCAATTCCATTCGTAGGGCCAGGGTAAATGAACAACTTTTATTCTTTCAACATGAGTAAAATAATCCGGTTCGTCCTTTAATAAAAACAAGTCGCCCTTGTCATCCCCGCCATTAACCACAACAACCTCATCAGCAAATTCTTTATAACAAGTTAACGCCTCACGCCACTTATCCTGCCTTTCATCTGGATTGGTAATGGTGGTTAAGATTGATATTTTCATTTTACTGGTTTCATTACTACTTCAATCGTTCCTTGTCCGCCCTTCCACATCCTATTAGTAACAAGCTCCCACGGTTTAATACCATAGTTCTCCTGCCTAACACTCTTAGTAAAATAATCAAAAGTTTTATTCAAAAAAAAGCGGCAGTGGGTAGGGTCTTTAAAGCTCCCCTCACCGCCAGCCTTTGGTACTAAAATATACATATCCCCGCCCGGTCTTAAAACCCGCCAGCACTCATTCATTAAGGGGATAAAGTTATGGATATGCTCCAAAACCGAGGTACACCAAATAGACTTGACTGAATTAGTACAAAATGGCAACGCCCCCTTCTCCAAATCCCATTGGATAAACTCCCCTTCCGGGTAAAGGTGTGAGTAGTCATGAATATCAAGGCCGATATAATCCTCGTGCTTATTAGGCCCGCAACCCAAGTCAATTTTTAACTTGCCGCATTTCATAAATAAATTTTAACCCCCCTTCTTTTAATTTCAGACAGCATCTTTTCGTAATTAACCACCAACTCTTTTAATGGTTTCCTTTGGGCCTTTTTCTGGTCGGTAGTCAACTCCCTATCTTCAACAGATAAAAAGTTAAGCAATTTCTTCCTCAAATCATTGTTAGCAAACCTTGAAACATTTATCCCGCCGGCGGTGAAGCTTTCGTAATAAACCCTAAAGTCGGTTATCTTTTCGTATTTCTTAATCTCTTTTCTAATCCACCTTAAAGAAGCAATCACGTTATCAATATTAGCCACTATTTCTGAACCCTCCGGAACTAAAAGTGGCGAGCCAAAACCACCAATTGTCTTACCGGTATAATTGCCACGATACCAAAAAACAGTATCAAGCATACTTTTCCTGATAAGATGAATTGCTTTAATATCTTTTCTTTTTATGTAATCTAAAATCCACGGCCTAACGTGGCTATACTGAAGCTTAAAACCAACCGCTTTATGTTTCCCATCATTAGCATAAATACCATCAAGCCTCTCTAACATTACCTGACGGCTGTGCCTATCTTGATCTCTTAAATCCTCCTGTCTTGCTAAAATGTCAGGGTGACTGTTTAGCAATCTCTGGAAAAGACTGCTACCTGAACGATGGCTTGAAAGGGTAACAAATTTCATTTTTTAGCCTCCACTAGCCAACCGGTAACATCATGTCTTTCTCTCTTTGCCGGGTGCATACCATCAGCATGATAAAACTGCTCAAGTAAGCCAGACTTATCTATTCTTGGCTTTATATTCCACTTTGAAAAACCAGCCACTTCTAAGAGTTTTTTTACTCCTTGACTGGTATATCTTAAATAATCAATCTCCTTGGGTTCATGCCACGGGTAAACAAAAGGAAAGGAAATATAGGCAATGCCATTTGGGGCCAACATAAGAAAAACGTTCACCAAGGCAATGTATGGCATGTAGATATATTCCATAACTTCTAGCATAAAAATTACATCCCATGCTGGCCAAACATTATGATAGGCGGTGTGTTTATTCATATCGCCAGTTAGATCAGGCTTTACTCTCATTCTTTCGGCCTCATTATCAAGTATCATGTATTCCTTGACTTTCCAACTCCTAGTCCTTCCTTTTACTGGATTAGCCCCGCCACCGATATCCAAAACCCGGTTAGCTTTAACATCAATCGTTTTCAACCAATCTTCAAGTTGGGTTCTGAAAAAACTCATTCATTAGCCTCCATCATTGCCTTCTTAATAATTACCTTAAGCGCCCAAGCAAAGCCAAGCGTAGCCAAGTTGGCCGCTATGTAAACCACCCACTCCAA